TAGCTGCCATTTCAGATAAAAGTTTTTCTACAAGCTCATTAAATTTACTCATTGATTTTTAGGTACCTTATATTATATTTAAGGTTAATGCTTGAGGAATACATCAAAGAATTAGAAGAAGACCTAAAGATTAACGAACTCAATCTTAAAGATTACCAGCTCCGCCTTCCTGCTATAAAGCACAAGTGGACCGGTCGAATGATTCGATTGAAGTCGCAGATTAATCAACTCAAAAAGCAAAAAGAGAAAGTGAAGTCAGATATTATGTCGGAGATAGATCATACGAGTAACGTTAAGTTAACTCAACCTGTAATATCAGCGACGGCTGATAAACATAGTAGAATTCAGGAAATCAATTTAAAGATACAAGAAGCGGAGTTAGTTGTAGAGCTTCTTGAGCGATCTGAAAAAACTTTAAGTAGCTGTAGTTATGATATAAGCAATATTATAAAGATAATGCAGCTTGAAATGACATGATAAAATTTGATTATGATGAAAAGAAAAGACTTGGTATTGTATCAGGTGATATGTTCGATGAAATACGCGAGCACTTTTCTGTTAAAAACGAAGCAGCGCACTTTATGCGTCGCCGTGGTAGGTTCATGCCTTCACGTACTTACGCTATAACGCCGACGGGAAGATTTGAACCGTGCTTGTTTGTCGAGATCAAAAAATTTTTAACTAGTCAGCAGTATGTAGGTGAAATAGATTACAGTAAGGATATCTTGCAACAGGTAATACCAGCAAGACATGGTTGGCATCAACAATTAGATTTTAAAAATGAAATATATCCTCTTAAGCTTGATCTAAGAGATTATCAGGAGGAGATTGTAAAGCAATGCTTATTCAACGGTAGAGGTACAATTATTCTCGCTACTGCAGGTGGAAAGACTTTAACGTCGGCATCACTAATATCAAAAATATATCAGCTTTATATGTCTTCGTATAACAAGCAAAGCTTTAAGTGTTTGTTTATCGTTCCAGATCGTGGTCTTGCTTCTCAGACATATCAGGATTTCATAGATTATGATGTACCGTTTAGTGTATCTAAATGGACAGGTGATGATGATTTAGACCTTTCAACTAATGTTATTGTATCTAACTTAGGTATATTACAGAGTAAAAATAGCAATCTTGATTGGTTAGAAAATATAGATTTACTAATTGTTGATGAAGTACATAAAATTCGTAAAGGTAATAAGGTAAATGATATTCTCAAGAGAATTAAAACACCCTATAGATTTGGCTTTACAGGTACAATGCCTGAGGAGAGTCTCGATCAGTGGAATATTATTGGTAAGATAGGACCTGTAATTTATGAGAAAAATAGCTTTTCTTTAAGACAAGAAAATTATGTTAGTAATGCTTCGATTCAAATTATTAAACTTCTACATAAAAATACACCTAAACCAACACCAGGCGGTAATGCCTATAGAGAAGAATTGGAGTATCTGTCTACGTGTAAATTTAGAAATGAACTTATAGCAAAATTAGCGCAAGGTCTTAAGCAAAATACGCTCATTATGGTTGACTACATTCAACATGGCGAGTTGTTATTTGATATCATCAGTAAGATGATACCTGAAAAACAGTGTTTTTTTATTCGAGGTGAAGTCGAGGTCGAAGAACGCGACAGAGTCCGACAGCTAATGGAAACAAATAGCGATGTAGTAGTCGTTGCAATCTCAAAGATTTTCTCAACAGGTATTAATATTAAAAACTTACACTACATCGTTTTTGCCTGCGGCGGTAAAGCAAAGATAAAAATTGTCCAATCTATTGGTCGAGGTCTTAGGTTGCATAAGGATAAAAATAAGCTTATAATATTTGATATCGCCGACGATCTACGTTATAGCGCAGCACATGCGCTTAAGCGACAAGCACTTTATGAAAAAGAACACATCACGTTTGCAATCAAAGAAATCGAAGAAAAGTAAGCCTAAGAAAGATCCTTTGATTTTAGATCTTAATCTTCCAGTTGACGAAATTGTTGAAGATGTAGACACAATTATTGAGATTCCAAAAGAAATAATAGCTGCAATAACGACTGAGGAAGCTGAACCTACAAAAAAGATTAAACCAAAGGATAAGGTTCACTATGTTAATAGTAGAGAGTTCGAAGATGAGATAAAAAGCTATTATACTACAGATAAAATGACTGATAAGCTTTGTGAGAGTATTAACAAGATTGCTAACGGTCTTTCATATGCACCGAATTTTCTTAATTACTCATATAAGGAAGATATGGTAGGAGATGCGGTAGTAAAGATGTTTTCAGCCCTTAAGAATAAAAAATTTAAAATTGATTGCGGATTTAGTCCGTTCTCGTACTTTACAACGATTGCATTTCATGCGTTTATTAATAGAATTAAAAAAGAGAAAAAGCACCACGAGGCTATTAACGAATACCGTGAGAAAGTATACACGGAATTAATGTTAAATCCGGATGAAAATAACGGCGCACATATTTATGTTGAGCCTACAGGTGATGACGAAGATTAAACATTGTGGATTTATTTTTAAACAAATCAAAAGTAGCCGTATTTTCCGATCTACATCTTGGTGTACATCTTGATTCCACGACTTGGCATCAAGTAGCACTTAACTGGTGCGATTGGATTGTAGCTGAACTCAAAGAACGAGACATAAAAGATATTTTCTTTCTTGGTGACTTCTATCACCATAGAAGCGATATTTCTGTAGCAACGCTACATGTAGCGAGTATTATACTAGATAAATTAAACGACTTTAATGTTGTTATGATTGTTGGTAATCATGACGCATATTACAAAGATAGAGCTGATGTTAATTCATTATCTATTCTTAACGGTAGAAAGAACTTAACGGTAATTAGCGATACCACAACTATTGAGCTCTTTGGTAAAACCTTTACATTTATACCATGGGGTGCTGATATAACTAATCTACCAAAATCTGACGCTATCTTCGGTCATCTTGAAATAGAGAGTTTTAAAATGAATTCTTTTAAAACTTGCGATCATGGAACAAAGACACGCGATCTATTAAAAAATACAAGCCTCGTTATGTCGGGTCATTTTCATCTTCGCGATGAAAGAGTGTACAATGACGGTACCATTATCTATGTCGGTAACCCGTTTCAGATGGATTTCGGTGATCTTGATAGCTCGAAAGGATATTACATTCTTGATCTTAAAACACTAAAATACGAATTTTACGAGAACAACATTTCACCTAAACATAAAAAAATATCGCTTACCGAATTAACAAATACAAAGTCCTTAACAGGCGCTGATATTAATCAAATGGTTAATGGTAACTTTGTAAAATTTGTAGTCGATAAAAAAGCGAATAGTGATATCATCGATACACTCATACAAAAATTCTCTGTATATAATCCACTTGCCTTTACAACCGACTACGTATTCACTGATAACACTTTCTTAATTGATGATAAGGGATACGAATCAACTGGTGTTGATATGCAAGCTACTATAGAAGAGTTTATTGGCGTGCTAGATATTGATAATAAAGATAGTATAATAAAGTATTGCGCAGATTTATATAAGCGAGCCTGTCACATATGAAGTATATTAATTTTAAGACAATATCGATAAAGAATTTTCTTTCCGTCGGTAACACGCCTGTCACTGTCGATTTCCGTCGCGGGTTACATATTATAACCGGCATTAACAAAGACAAGGAAGATCGTCAAAACGGTGTAGGTAAATCTACTGTTGCCGACGCTATTAATTTTGCCGTTTTTGGCGAAACCTTACGCGATCTAAAGAAAGAATTTATTGTTAATAGTCTTAACAAGAAAAATTGCGAAATTACACTCGATGTTACAGTTAAACACTTTGATAAAGTTGAAGATATCAGAATTGTTAGAACGCTAGAACCATCAAAGTGTTATATCTATATCAACGGCGAAGATAAGACGCGAGACAGTATGACAAATACGAACGACTTCATTATGAAGATGTTCAATTGTACACCAGAAATTTTTCAAAATTGCGTTATTATGACCATAAACAATACAATACCGTTTATGGCAAAAAAGAAACAAGAAAAGAGAAAATTTATTGAAGATATCTTTAATCTTGGTGTGTTTAGTAATATGTCAAATTTACTAAAAACCGATATCAACGACAATAAAAAGTCTCTCGATATTGAGGGAACGAGGTATGAAGAGGTAGATAAGACACTCAATTCATATATACGTCAACGCGATAATACACTCGAAGAGAGAAAGCAAAAACACGAAAAATATAAACAGCGTAAAATTAATAATGCTAACGAAATTGTTGAAGTAACAGAAAAGATACGATCCTTTAAGGAAAAGAGTATTGATAATATTAATGAAGCAATTATTAAGTTAAAAGACGCAAATATAAAAGTTGACGAAAAAATTCAATTATGCAGACACACAAGAAGTGAAAGTCAAACTTTAATTACACAAATTCAAAAACAGATTAATGCTGTAGGTACCGATAAGGATAAATGCCCGACCTGTTTACGCACAATCGAAGAAAGCGATAAAAATCACATTAAAAAGGAAAAGCAAAAGCTTAATAACGATATTGATAAGCATAAAGATGTCATTACCGTAGAAACAGAAAGTGAAGATACGCTTGTTGCAAAGCGTACAGAGATTAACAATAAAATTAAAACATTAGAGAATAGTATTCATTCGTATAATTTAGAAATAAAAGATCAGCAAAACCGTCAAGCACGTTTAGAGCAATTAAACGAGTGGCAGACAATGCTCGATCAGGACCTTAGAGATCTCGAGCAAGCTTCGACACAATTTGATAATCTTATTCGAGATAAACAAGACGAACTAATCAACGTTAAGACAAATCTTGATAACATAAAAGATACAACAAATATTCTCGATGTTGTAAAATTTGTAGTGTCAGAAGAAGGCGTTAAATCATATATAGTAAATAAAATTCTCCAGTTGTTTAATAGTAAATTATCTTACTATCTACAAAAAATGGACGCTAACTGTGTATGTTCATTTAATGAGTATTTTGAAGAAGTGATTGTCGATACAAAAGGTACACCTCGTTCATATTTTAATTTTAGCGGTGCAGAGAGAAAAAATATGGATCTAGCTTGTTTGTTTACCTTTATGGATATGAGAAGACTTCAAGGAGATGTATGCTTTAATTTTAGTATATATGATGAATTATTTGATTCGAGTCTTGATTCTCGTGGTATTGAGCTAGTTATCAACGTGTTAAAAGAGCGCGTTGAAAAGTATGATGAAAGTATAATGGTTATTAGTCATCGTAAGGAAAGTGTAAAAGCTGCAACTGGCGACGTTATTTTCTTAGAAAAGAGCAACGGCATTACAAAGCGTGTTGATTACAAGGAATACTCATCATAATTATATGAACATGACACCAAGCCCGTTTGCTTCACCCTTTGCCTCGCCATTTGTTTCTCCCTTTGCGTCACCATTTGGGATTCAACAATCCCCTCTTCAAGAGCCACAACCTTTACCGCAACCGCCTGAGATGAACTTGAAGCGTGTAATGAATTACTATGCTGATTATAGCGGATGTGGGTTTTGGAGAATGATATGGCCTGAGCATATACTAAATGCTCATCAAAAACAAGTTGTTCACGGTAGCACAATGATGTGCTTTGACCCGAATTATTTTAGAGGAACAGAGTGCGTACGCATTCAGCGCCAAGCTACGGTTCATCAGTTACAATTTGTTAAGTTTTTAAAGGAATTAAGTAAGCAGTTAAATTTTAGAATTGTCTATGAAATTGACGATCTCATATTCAGCGAAGATATTCCTGAATATAATAAGTTTAAGCCTGCCTTTGTTGACCCTGAGATCCGTAGAACAGCGCAAGAGATTATGGAGCTGTGCGATGAGATTACTGTGACTTGTGATTTCATGAAAGAGTACTATATGGATAAGACCGGTAATAAGAACATTACCGTTATTCCCAACTACCCCCCAAAATTCTGGATGGGTAATTTTTATAACGAGAAAAAGATTTCAGAGAATTATGACCGCTATCAAAAGAAGCCAAGAATTCTCTATGCCGGTTCAGGTGCTCATTTTGATGTTGATAACCGCGTCGGTCAGAACGATGACTTCGCTCATGTCAATCGCGTGATACGTGCGACCAAAGACAAATATCAATGGGTATTTTTAGGCGCATATCCTCTACCATTACATGACCTCATTCAAAGTAAGGAGTTCGAATTCCATCCGTGGGAGATACTATACAAATACCCTGAGAGAATTGCAAACTTAAATGTCAATATGATGGTCGCTCCTTTGCAAGACAATACATTTAATAAGGCAAAATCGGATCTCAAGTTTGTCGAAGCTTGCTGTTATGGATTACCGATTGCATGTCAGAACATTGTAACGTATGAAAACGCACCTTATAAGTTCGACACAGGTGAAGAGATGATTGATATTGTCGATGATGTTCTCTCAAAGAAGGGCCGTTATATGAACATATCAACCAAGATGCGTAAGATCGCTGATACGCGTTGGCTCGAGAATGAAGATAACATTAACAAGTATGTTGAATTACATACTCTCCCCTACGGTCACGCTGATCGAAAGTTACTCAATGCTATCAATGGTATTATTGCTTGATAGCAATACCGGATGGTAGTATACTCAAATAGTGTACAGGAACGTATCATACTCACCGCGCGAACAAACTATAAACCTTTATACCTGGGACGAAAACGGTAAAAGGATAACAGTACCTTCTACTTACGAGCCCTATGTCTATTTAGAGACAAACAACGCTCCTGATGCTCTGAGTATCTTTAATACGAAGTTAAAGAAGAAACGATTTAATAATCAATATGATCGTTCCCGGTACCTTAAGGATAACAAGGTAACGCGTGTTTTCGAAAACTTTAACGTATATCAACAATTCCTAATTGACGCATATTGGCAGGAAAATGAGAAACCTGAATTTACAAAGAATCAGCTAAAGGTATATTTTATTGATATCGAAACATATTCCCCGGATGCGTTTCCCGATCCTCAGGATCCAAACGATACAATTAATATTATTACTATATATGACACTATAACAAAAAAGTTCTATTCATGGGGACTCAAGCCTTATACAGCAAAGAACCCTGATGTAATCTATGTTGATTGTAAGACGGAAGAAGAGTTGTTGAGCAGGTTTGTGGATTTTTTTAGTAGGGATTATTGCGATATTCTTTCAGGATGGAACTCAGAATTCTTTGATGTACCTTATGTGATTAACCGTGTCAGAAAGGTGTTAGGTGAAGAGTATATGCAAAAGCTCTCACCGGTTGGCTCCTTACGTTCTAGGACGTTTATGGGTAAATTCGGAAGAGAGCAGGTAAAGTGGCACATTGAAGGGCTCTCGTGCGTTGACTATCTAGATATTTACAGACGCTTCTGTCAGACCCTTCGCGAGTCGTACAAGCTTGACGCGATTGGAGAAGTCGAATTACAGGAGCGTAAGATAGATTATGGTGATCAGAATCTAACCGAATTAGCAGATGGTAATTGGGAGACATTTGTCGATTACAATATTCAGGACGTTAATCTTCTCGTAAGACTCGAACAAAAGCTTCAGTACATACAATTATTAAGAATGATTGCATATGCTGGGCTTACGACCTTTGAAGGTGCTCTCGGATCATTATCGGTGATTACCGGTCTTTGCTCTATACGAGCTCGATTGAAGGATAAGCGCATCCCTACGTTTATTAAGGACGTCAAGGAAGGTGAGCAGAATGCCGGTGCTTACGTAGGAGACCCACAAAGAGGATTTCAGGAGCACGTTGTTTCATTTGATGCTAATAGCCTATATCCGAATACAATGATTACGCTTAACTTATCCCCTGAAACGAAGGTAGGTAAGATTACCGATAAGACAGATAAGGATATAACAATTAAGCATGTCAATGGTCAAACATTTACACTCACGCACGAAAAATTTGCATCATTTGTAAAGCAAGAAGAAATTGCAATATCGCGTGCCAAGATTCTCTTTACGCAAAAGGAAAAAGGTATTATTCCCGATACGATTGATTACTACTACAGTAAGCGTGTTGAAGTGAAAAAGCAGCTTACCAAGGCTAAGAAGAAGGCTCTTACACTGAAAAAAGGTACGATAGAGTACGACGAAAATCAAGTTGAAATTGACAGGCTAAACATTCGCCAGCATACGATCAAGATTTTGATGAACACGGTATATGGATACTTTGGAAATAAACATAGTCCTTTAGGTGATGATGATTTAGCTAATTCAATCACACTGACCGGTCAAGCTGTTATCAAGGAGTCGAACAGAATTCTTACCGAATACATAAAGGAGAAAGCTAACCTAATGGATGAGGACATAAAGGTAAGCGATCCTATTATCTATAACGATACAGATTCAAGTTATATCTCTATCAAGCATTTAGTCAAAGCGCAGAAGATACCCGTGCTAGATAAAGACGGAAATGTAGCACCAGAATATTATAAAGCTGTTTCTGATATTGAAGACCATCTCAATAAAGCAATTACTGTTTGGGGTAAGAGCGCTCTTGGATCTAAAGATTGCCGTCTTGTATTCAAGCGTGAGGCTATTGCTGATGTAGGTCTCTTCTTAAAGAAGAAGCGCTATGTTCTTCATACACTCGACGTTGAAGGTATTCCGGAAAAGAAGTTTAAATATACTGGTGTTGAGGTTGTACGTACAACAATGCCGACACCTATTAAGCCGTATGTAAAGAAGATTATTGAGACAATGTTGCTTACAAAAGACTATACAGCGACAAATAAAGTCTTCAATGAGACGTATGAAATTTTTAAGGGATTACCTCTCGAGGACATAGCATTTGTAATGGGCGTCAAGGGATATGAGAAGTATGCAAATCAATGTAATGGCTTTGAGACAGCAAAGAGAATGCCCAAGCATGTTAAGGCAGCTTATCATCACAACATTCTTCTCGATAGATTTAATATTGAAAGAAAATATGAAAAAATGGCATCCGGTGACAAGATAAGATACTTTCACGTAAAGAAGCCAAACAGTTTCGGTCTATCAGTAATTGGCTACAAATATTATTATCCGAAAGAGTTTGAGAGTATATTTGAGGTTGATTATGAGCAGATGTTTGAAAAGATTATCTATTCCGTTATTGAGCGATTTTACGAAGCTGTTAATTGGACAGTAAAAAAACCAGGTAACGATGCTCAGATCGATCTTTTTGATCTTTTAGGTATGAATTAGTTGATTTATTATATCTCTTAACATAATATATTAGAAATATGAGCAACAACATTACCTTCATTGATCACATCGGCCGTACCATTATTGGAGAGCTCGTCGATGCAAACGTCGACAACGGTGCTTCTTTCCTCGTAAAGAACCCAGCTATCATTCACGTTCAGCCAACCCAGCAGGGTCAACTCAACGTACAGACCATCCCTCTTTACTTCCGCGAATTTGTCGGCGATAAGAGTAAGGAAAATGGCACAACTTGGAAGTATCACTACGCAAACGTTGTATATGGCGTCGACGTTGACAATGATCCTCGTCTTGTTGATCAGTATAGTAAGTTGTTCTCTGCTCCTACGACACCAACAGCAGAACCTTCCGTTATCAAACTTTTTGATGAGTAAATCGTAATCTGCATCAAAGAAACCAGATTAAACGCCCGGCTAAACCGGGCGTTTTTTTGTTGAAAAAAGAGATACATGTAGTATAATTGTAGAAATATGAGCAAAGAAATTGATAACATCTTTAAGAAACTTGACGCAATGAACAATGAAGCAACAATGCTAGATGAAAATGCG